CAGGTGTTGATCCCAGCCCTGCCGCTATTTATGGGTACGGTACTCTTCCCACAGAGCAAATCATTCCGTGGGTCTCTCGAACATATGCTACAAGTTATTCTAGCACTTGCGGATATTCAAGATGCACAGTTTGCATCACAGACCGCACTTATTCAGGGCTGGCATCGCACCTGTCTTGGTACGACTATGGCCAAACGGGTTGCCAGTGTGACAGAGAATGCGGACCGCTGGAAGGCAGCGCTGCACCAGGCATTCAAGATGATGGAGGACCTGACACAGCTGAATGTGTTCTCTTCGGGTGACACAGTAGATATTGCCGAGGCACAGCGAAAGACTGAGTTGCCATTTGTGCTAGGGAAGTTGCTGCGGCGCTTCACCCGCATTGAGGATTTCCGTAGTCAGAAGGTAGCTATTGCGGCCAAGTTGCGTGCGGAAATCTTCGGTCGTACTCCTGTACAAATGCTGCAACTTCTTGGTGGCGCAACACGCGATGGGACATTCCAGAAGAAGCTGCTGCGACACATTGATACGGTAGTGTTTGACCTGGCAGTCGCCGTGCAACCACGCCTGTTTACTCTGAAACAAAAGAAGGCGAAGTTGCTAGAGCAGGGAGGACTATGTACCGCTTGCGGGGAGAAGATTCTAAAGCATCAGGTCGCGGATGGTGACCATGTCGTGGCGTGGTCGGAAGGTGGTGCTACTACGATGGAGAACCTACAGATTCTGCACAGGCATTGCCATCAGCAGAAGACTGCAATTTCTGCTGCTGGTTCTGGTTAGAATAGCGGGCATGTTGGGTGCACAGTTGAAGTGCGATTGGGTTTTTGGCTGTTTCTTCATTGGAAGAAATGCGGGTACAGGGCTTTCCTGATTTTTGTGTGGCAGTACACAGATAGTAGACCATTGCACCACGGCGCACTTTATTGGCCATCCATGCCTTACTGGCTTCGTCGAAATCTATATAGACTGTGTTGGTGTTGGATTGAGAACGAGTCTTCATTGTGTGTTCTTGAAGTGATGTGTGTTGGTGATTGGTAGTGTCAAGTTTAGGCATGGGTGATGGTGTCAGGTGTTACATTGACAGCACGCGTACGACGAATGCGTACAGTATTCATGAATTTCTTTAATATAATTATAGACTCTTCATATGTTGCCGCTTCTATATTTGCATGTAATTCTTTCAGCTCATTCACACTTTTCACACCTGTTAGTGTTTCCATAATCTCATTATACTGTGCACCCTTCAAATATGTATACAGACTTGCCGCTTTCCACCCTTTTCTTTCTGATATATCAATACATTTTATAGATTTTATTTTCTTTTTTCCTGGTTTTAGTACTACTAGTTCTTTTATAGGTACTGGTAAAGTAATAGATGATGTATTATCCCAATTCTCCGCAACCATATGGGATGTTTGAATGACTTTTGAATAGTCAATATCTGCCTTACTCATATTACACGAGTAACAACATGACATGCAATTTGTGAGTGTGTAGCCTACATTGTTGTCTTTCCTATCAATTCCTGTTATACCTTCGTAATTGCACATATAACAGGGTTTCATTATTATCAGCTCAAACTCTTCACGTGTAATAGAAAACGCATAACCACGCTTAAGTGCATCATATTTATATTGAGAGTATATGGGGTTAGGACGTGTATAGTATGAAACCCATGTCTGAAAGAAATCTGGTGGCGACGGCTTACCAGCAAGTATCTTGCACTTCTCGATAAAGAATAACGGGTGAAATGTCCATTTCATACGGTTACATGTATCACAGCATGGTCGACAATTCTCTACAGTATATCCTTTAGTGTTGTCAAAGCGATCAATGCCAACTGATTCACCCGCGGTAACTGTACCACAATAGAAGCATGATTGACATACTATACTCTTGAATTCTTCTGACGATAATTCAAATGCTATACCTCTGTTTTTAGCAGACCGTATATATTGCGCATAATGTGTATCGCTATGATTAGCTCTACGCTGCGGGTAATTTATCACCCTATCAAACCTCTTTGCTTCCTGTTTTGCATGTGAATCATTACACGAAGGACACGCCTGGCTTGATTTATCATGTTTTGTGGTAAATGGTAGGAAGTCTTTTCCACAGTAGCAACATAACTGCTGGGGTGGTTGTGACTTGTGTACAATGTTAATGACATTATGTATTTCTTTACGGGTTGCATATCGCTTATTATCACTTTCGCGAGCCTTCTCAAGGCAAGAGGGGCATGATGAATGACCTTCTTCACAGATATTGAAACACCCTCGATTTATATCACAGTAGCAAATGCCTGATTCCTTCTCCTGGTCACGATACTTGTCGCGAACATGTTTACCGCAATATTTCTCTTCCTGTTTTGCGATTCTGGTGCAGCCTTCGTGGCTACACTGAGGTTTATCTGCGCGGGCCGCTATTTTACAATCGCTACACGCAATACCAGAGGTGTGTACCGTATTACTGCACCCACGAAAGAAGAACCGGCACCATAGTTTTTCTTCAGCAATACCGGCGTCATATAGTTTGTTGCGTTGGTGGCGCCCACAGTAACCATTTTCACCTGCTGGGAACTTGCATTGTGTGCCCTTAGCAGTTCCTTCTTGACGAATTGCCATGCAGGTACTCATTCTACATTATACAGGGTGTATCCATTTAGTATCACCTTTTTCTGGATTTGAATCTTAAAGTGCAAATCTAGAAAAATGTTAGAAGTATGACATAATCATGTCGCAAAGTATGTATACATTCCTTAATTGCTGTACGCAAGCCCGCCCATTCCCGACATGATGCGAAGCACATTATAGTTCACGGCGTAGATGCGCACGGCGGCAGAGGACTGAGGGGTAGGCACGGCATACTCAACATTGTCGATACCGACCACGTTAGTCTTGAAGGTGGCGGGGGTCAGGGTCAGGTTGAGCACGGCGTTGTCAATACGGGAGAAGTTGCAAGAACCAGAGGGCTGGAGGTCCTCGGGCTTCAGGGCGAAGGAGTACACGTTGATACCAACCGAAGGGGATGCAGAGTGGTGCTGGTAAGGCTGCACAGTGTTGAAGTACTTGCCCTCACGCTCAGAGAAACGGTCATGGCCGTTGAGCTGGATCTTGGCGACAGCCGTGGGGTTACCGAGCTGCGCATCGGTGTAGCGCCAAGGGGCGTTGGTCACGGAGTTGCAGTCAAGGTAGCTGGGGTTCTGGACTACCCAGATGAGCTCCTTCACGGGGTGGTTGAAGGACATGTTGATCTTGTTGGAGGTGGACGTGACAGTCTCCTCGCCGGTGAACTGCAGCTGCTCGATCAGGTACTCGTGGGCAACCTGGGCGAAACGGCGGCGCTCCTCAGTATCGAGGTAGATGTAGTCAACGTAGAGGGAGGCAGCAACGAGGCCCTGGGCGGCAACGGTAGAGTACATACCGTTCGTGGAGGCGGTACCGGTGTAGTTACACAGATACTTGAGCTCGTTGAACTCGATGTTGACCTTCACCTCGTGGTACTGCAGGGCAATCAGAGGGAGAGCCAGACCAGTGTGGCGGTTGAACCAGAACTCCAGAGGGATGTAGAGAGTCTGCTCAGGGATGCAGCCAGGGGTAGTATCGATGAGGGGGGTGGCAGTCGCAGTGACACCGGCAACCTGGTTGGCGAAGTAGCAATCATTGCCAGAAGCGGCGATGGTAGGGTTCACGCAAGCCAGGGCCTTGGCGACATCGAGGGAAGGCTGCACATCGCAGTCAGTGCAGAGAGGGCCGCCAGAGATGGCAACACCACCATAGCCGTTCACCATGGACAGGTAGTCACGGGTCTTGCCGGCAGGGAGGGTGAGCTCATTCCAGATGTGGAGCCAGTCACCGTAGTGCTTGTCGATGCGCTGACCGCCGATCTCGATCTCGACGGACTTGATAAGGAACTGACCGACATAGGGGACCCACTCGAACACATCAGTATCCTGCTCCGTAGTGGCCTGGACCTTTGGGAGAGTGGCCTGGAGGTACACGCGGGTGATGAGATCACCGTTGCGCGCAATCGTGCAGGTCACACGCTTGCCGAAGTTGGCCACACCGTTGAAGGTCTGCTCGATGGACTCCATGGCGAAGTTAGAGTGACGACGGTAAAGCTGCTTGAAAAAGGTAACCTGAGGGTTCGCCGTCAGGTAAACATCCTGGGCGCCGTAAGCGACGAGCTGCATTAAACCACCACCGGACATTGCTTATACTCCTTAATTCGAAAAAAATTTGGCGAACACCGGGGATTTGTGCTGCGGTTAGTGACGCGTTTTCGATATCAGGGTGACGAGAGCTAACAGATATCTAAAACTGGTGTGACGGTAATTAGTCTCTCGACCGTGAATTATCTGTTTAATTTGAGTACGCGAGCCCGCCCATGCCCGACATCACGCGTAAAATATTATAATTCAATGCATAAACTCGCACTTTAGCCGTGCAGGTATCATTGACCACATTGTTTGTCAGTGTCAGATTCAGGGTCGATGAATCAATGCGGGAGAAGTTACAGGATCCCGAAGGCTGGTGTTCCTCTGGTGTGAGTCCGAAGGAGTACACATTAATGCCCGTGGCTGGGATATTCGTGTGATGATAATACG